GCTTACGCAAACACGGTGTACGTGTACATGCCGATTGCGGAAGCGCATGGTAGGTTCCCTCTGTTCCAATCCAGTCTCATCCCGGTTAGCGCCGTGAGCTATTCTTCCCGCTGTGCGGCTCGACGTGCAGACTATGCGGAAAAATTCCGCTACGGAGACCAGCAACGGAATTGGGGGAACCTGTACTGCGAAATCCGCTACACGTTCATTCGTGATCTCCGCATCAACGACACCAAGAGCACGATGCCGATGGGAGACTGGGGACTGAGAGACGGGAAACAAGTTCCGCTTACCAGTTGGTCATACGAAGTTCCCTACGTTGGTCAAGACATTTTCGGCGGCGTTCGTGGCGGCCAGCCGTTCATGCGACCGGCGCAGATCGAAGATTGCCGCGTCTATCCGTTCCTTCGCCTGATTATCACTAGCCCTGGGATGACAGAGCCGATGTACGACGGCCCTGCCTACGACTGGCACGGCTGTATGCCTACGGTGCAGTACGACCTTGACGACTGGGCTTGGGAGTCAATGGGGCGGTCAATCATCCAAGACGTAGGGTCAGTTGAAGAAACCTTGCGAAAACTTGAACGCAAGATGGACAGCGTAATCACTACCACGCTGAATCCTCCGATGGGCTATGACCGGACGAATGCTGGTGGGCCGAAAGTTGAGAACTTCGACATCTTCGAGGAAGACGTTCGCTACGGCATGGACGGAGAGCCGAAGAAAACTTTCCAGTCACTTTTGCCGGAAGAAGTCCGCGTTATCGGAGAGCACTTCAAGTTCCGCGAAATTCTGAAAGAGTCTCGAAAAGAGCAACTCGGAATCAACGACCTCGGGAACTTGGCGGCGATGAAATTCAATCTCTCGGGGGAAAACATCGACAAGGCTCTTGAGCCAATCGGTCCTATCGCCAAGGGGATTGCGCGAGGCATGGAAGCAGCAAACGCCAAGATTGCCTACATGCTTAAATTTATGATCCCGCAGTGGTACGACACCAAGCGGATCATCGAGTACATCGGACCCGACAACATCACTCCTGAAGTATTCGACTTTGATCCTGCTTCGATGGTTCCCAGCCACATGCCGGATGAGCACGAAACGGGAGACGTTCCTACAACTCCCTCGGTCTATCCGCAGATCGAACGCGCCAAGCGTCTTGCTAAGAATATGCGCCTCATCTCTGTCCCGAGTACGCTTCTGAAAATTACGCAGCAGGCGGAAATTCTGAAGTGGATGAACCTGAAGTTCAAAGGTGCTCCGATCTCTTGGGCAACGACGCTGACAAAAGTTGGCATCGACAACTACGGAGACGTTCAAGGAACAACAGAGCGGGAGAAGTACATCAACGAGCAGTTGGAAGACCTCAAGATGAAAGCTATCGCTGCTCGTCTCGCTCAGGAACTTGGATTGACCGACATCATGGAAGGCGGCAAGAAGGGACAGGGCAAAGGCGGCGGAAGACCTGCATCTGGGAAAAAACCCATGAAGCAGGCGCAAAAAGGTGGAGCAGGCGGAGAACCTAGAATCGTGAACAAGGAATCGTGATGGACTCGGACAAAATCGTGACCGTTAAAAACTATCTCGTAACAGAAACCGTGATCGACGCCAACACTCGCGTTGCTGATTTGGACGCATTTCTAAAGGGCCGGAAGACCACAGGGAAACTTCAGTTCGACATGAGCCAAGGCGGTCATCAGAGATTTTTGCTGACCGAAAGAACGAAGTTGACCGAGGCTCAATCGTTGCAATTGCGTTCGATTTTGGGATGGAACGGGAACGCATGAAAAAATAGTTCTTGACAGGTTTTCTTGAAATAGAGTATTGCTTGACCTGAGATTCGTTCATCGCCTTAGTGGACTGAGAGCGGCTCACATCTGAAACGGTGTGAGCCGTTTCGCTTGAAAAGGAGACACAATATGGCACGAGGCAAGAAGGGCCACATGGTAAAGGTCCACGGCGGCGGAAAGAAAAAGGGCCGGAAAGGCCGGGGACGTAAGGGCCGTGGCAAGCGCCGGGGCCGAAAGTAGTCATCCAGCATGGCTACTAGTCCACAACCAGATCCAACGCAGGGCGGGGGCGGAGCACCGGATCAAGGTGCGGCTCCCGCACCCGCACCCTCTCAAGCACCAGCGAATCCGAAACAAATCATGCTGGCGCAGATGTACCAACTCTGCAAACGACTGTCACAAGAAGACCCGACACTATCAGCGGGCTTGCAGAAGGCGACACAGGGAATCCAGGAAGCGCAGACCGCGCTAGTGACCGAAGCGAAACCGCAACCGACAAGTTCTAACCCGGCCTACTAACATGAAAACTGACATGCCGAATCCGAGTCGTATAGATTGGGCGAGACTAGCCGCCTTTATCGACGGAGAAGGATGCATCTTTATTGCTAAGCGTAGTGACAAAGGTTGCACCAAGGTACGAACATACCTGTACATTGTGATCGCCAACACAAACCCAAAGCTAGGGAAGTGGTTGACTGAATCATTCGGTGGTTCTGTCTTGGTTCAACGGCACAAAAATTCCAAGTATTCGCTTGCATACCGATGGACGGTCTGCAATAACAGAGCGCAGTGGATATTGAAAGGATGCTACAAGTTTTTGCTTTTGAAACAGGATCAAGCTGATGTTGGGTTGGCGCACCAACGTCTATGTGCGAGAATCAAAAAAGGACAAACCAAGCATCCATCCGAAGTCTTTGAAGAAAGATTCAAACTGAGAGATGCGTTGTCGATGCTGAAAAGCACCTCGTCCAGAAGGCGCGATTTGCCTATTACAACCGCCGTGCAATAGGAGACGACAATGAAAACAGTCGAAGATATTCTCAGGGAATCGGGCCTGACCGAAGATCAGATCAAGGCATTGGATGCCAAGGTCATTTCAGGCGTCACGACGATTTTGACGACCGCGACCTCCGCGCAGGAAAAAGCGGAACTTGCTTCGAGAGCGCAGCAAGAGCAGTACGACAAGCAGATCGCTCCGGCGCTCGACAACTGGGCCAACGAAAAGGCCAACCTCGAAGCGCAGACCAACTACTACAAGACGCTTGCTGAGAAAGCGAAAGAGGGTGGGTTCATCCCCGGCGATGCGCCATTCACTCCCCCGAAAGCGGCTGAACCAGTCCGAGGCGCGGACGGCAAGTTTGTTCCCGGTCCCACGGGAAGTCCGCAGCTTGTGGAAGGCGTGAGAACGGAACTGGCCTCGGCCTTCAGCTTCGCCACAGACGTGCAGTGGAAGTACCATAGACTCTACGGTGCGGTCATTCCTGACTCTCCGACTACTCTGATCCGGGAAGCGGTTGCCAACCACATGACTCCGATGGCTTGGGCAGAGAAGAAATACGACTTCGCCGGGAAAGAATCTGCGATGAAGGCGGAGGAAGAGAAAAAGAAAATTGACTCTGCCGTTGCGACTGCCGTAGCCGCCAAGGAAAAGGAGTGGGCGGAGAAGGTTGGAAGCAATCCAGACGTTCGGCGGGCGGAGTCCTCGAAGTTCACGGAAATCAACAAGGCCGTCAAAGCAGGAACGCGGCCTGACCCGATTGCGCCTGGATTGACCGAAGCGCAGCGGGACGCAAACACGCGACAAGCAATTCGCACGGAAATTTCGGCAACGGTGAACTAAAGTTTTTCACAAAGGGGTAAACCTATGTTCGGTCTTGTTGGGTTAATTTGGCGGCTGTTCAACTTCTTGATCTTCGGAGGGACGGTCTGGCTTAACGACCCCTTGTACACTCCAATCACCGCTGCAAACTTGGAGTCGGTGAGAAAAAATACGGTCTGGGACAACCTGTTCGTGGACACTCCCGGACAGGCCAAATTCCGGCGTGCAGGCGTCCTTGACCCGTATCTTGGCGGCGACGGAATGCGCGAGCCTTTCATCTACGGTCGTCCCCAAGGAAAAGCTCTTGCTCCGGGATCGACTGTTACGGTGACTCGTCAGCAGATGGTTTCCGGGTTGAAGTTCTACCCGAAAGCCTACGTCTCTTGGATTCCGATTGACGACTGGTATCTGGATGATGGGAGCGGTCAGGGGGGTGTCATCAACTCTGGGCCTGCCCGTATTTTCGATGAATACCAAGTCATGATTAAACTCATGACGAAGACCATCAACACGATGCTCTGGATGGACAATTTCCGACACGGCCAGCCAGCAGGTACGGGAATCTCCGACAACCGTATCTACAACATCAACGGATTGGATGAATCGCTGAACAACGGCATCGACCCATCCCCCTTCGGAAACATCTACGGGACATATGGCGGCAGCACGCGCAACGGTGTCATCGGCGCAGCGCTGAACTCAACTCCTCTCTGGCTTGGACAGGTGAACTCAGGAACGAGTCAGTCCGCTCTCGGAGCAAGCGGAACCGGCCAGATCGACGTGAACGCTCTCATGGTCCTCTGGTCAATGGGACAGGTCACTGGCGGTCAGATGGATCTCGGGCTGACCAACGTGTTCGGATTCGCGGCCATCGCAGTAGCGCTCGACGCGCAGCGCCGTGACACGAACATGAAGCAGCACGACATTGCCTGGAAGTCGATGGACTTCAACGGTGTCGAAATCTACGCTGACCCGCTGGCTCCTTCGGCGCAGGCGCAGAACTTCTTGACCTTGGCTCCGACTGCTGGCAAGGCTGGCAACAACAACCTGTCAGACGGCGCAGGATCGAGCACCGCGACCGGAACGATTACTTCTCCGCAGTACACGAGCGGCGGAGTCAACGTGGCAGTCTCGCCAACCGGCAGCGGCTTCCCATCGAACTCGACTTGCACCGTTGGAGAAGTCTTGTACTTCCTCACGACTCCAGACTTCAGGACTCGTGACACGGACAAGGAAGGCTGGAATTTTGGGTTGAGACGCGCTCAGGTTCCGAACAACGTGAGTGTGGACAATCTGTTTGAGCGGTTGGGGACGAACCTATATACGCCCACCCCCAGGCACTCGGCAGTAGCTTTTGGATTCGCTCGATAGGAGAAACGATAATGCCTCTCAATCAGTCAATCACGACTTGGCTTGCCCTCAACGCTTGCAACGACACTTCCGAGAGCGGCGTTACCGATCCGGTTACTGGGCAGACGATGTTCATTCCCGATCTGTATGCGGGCGATTACTTCGACCTGACCGAAGCCGAAGCGAATGCTTTGTCTTACACGACCAATGGCACCTTGCACGCTGGCCGCTATCGCCGCGTCCAGGTGGACTCTGGCGCGACTGCCGCGAATGTCAAGGTCGGAACGGTTGGCAACATGAATTGCGCCATCGCTCCGCTGACGTTCAACATCGTCACCAGCGCCGATGTCAACACGGCTTGGAACGGTTTGCATCCTGTGGTCTTCCTGAACACAGTGACGCCTGGGAACTGGTGCTTTGTTCAGGAATTGGGACTGGCAACGGTTCTCGGGGCCGCCAACGTCGGAACGACAACGGTTGGACAGATCGAAGTCGTTACCACGGGTGGAGTGGTGACAAGCTCTGCGACCTTCACGGTTGCCACAGTCGGCCTTTCCGTGGAGAACTCGCAAAACAGCAAACTCTTCAAGGTTATTATGGATGTGCCAGCGGTCCAGGGATAGGGAGGGTGAATGTCGCTAATCTCTTACCAACACGGTGAGTATCCCGATCTAGTGGGACGCCGCTCTATCTTTTGCGGAAACTACGTTGGACCGAAGTCTTACACCAACACATCGAACATCGCTACGACCGGCGATCCGATTCAGGTTGGTCCGTTCAACTACTACATCGACATTCTGTTTGAGTCTTCGGTGTCTGTGAGTGGAACGTATCTCGTTCGTTTCCGGCCTTCAAGCGCTGGGCCTCGGGCAACGTGGAAAGCGGTTTGGATAACAATCTCTACCGGGAACGAAGTCGGGAACGCGACTGACCTTTCGGCAGAGACGGTGATTGTTGGCGGGTTCGGAGGTTTGTTCTAGGTTCTCCCTGATCGACGGGTGCTTAATTGAGCATGAGCATAAGACGGGTGCTCATGCTCAATTTTTTTAGGAGTTTCGATGAGCCTGAACACGATGTCGCGGCGGCTGAGTTTGGAAGTTCCCCTGCTCCCCGATTCCTACGCTCGCACGCTTCTGGATGAGGCTCTCGGAACAATCGAGGACGAACAACTCTGGAGTTTCCAACTCAAAGAAAGCGGCTGGCTAACTCCTGGCCTGCTTTTTCCCGGTGCGCCGGGAGTCAGTATTGGGACGGTGACGTACACTCCCTACTCCAACCAGATCATCGGGGACGCTACGGCTAGTGCTGCATGGCTCTCCTACGTTGCCCCTCCGTTTCTGACGCAGTTCCAGATTCGCAGCCCGTTCTACTCGCTCTACAACATCATCTCGATTGACACGACAAGCCATCCTCCATTTGCCACGATTACAGTTGACCGACCGTGGATGGAGCCTGGGGGAGTCGCGCAAGCCTACATGATCTATCAGGCATACTTTGCGGTGCCTGTGCCGGATTTCAAAAGGTTCCTTTCGGCGCGAGACACGACAAACAACTGGCCGATGGACTTCTGGACTAAGAGTCAGAAGGACCTCTCGTTTGAAGATCCTCAGAGAACGATCTTTGACGATCCAGCGTATTTTGTTCCATTCGAGACAGACCAGCGTCCCGGAAGTTCGACGCTAGGGAATATGCTCTACGAACTCTGGCCGCATCCCTTGAGCCAACGTCCGTACAGTTACGGCTATCTGAGGCGTGGTCCAAGATTGCAGCAACCGGCAGACACGGTTCCGTATCCTCTGACAGAAGACCTCGTACTGTGGCAGGCGAAGGTTGCAGCGTATCTTTACAAGGAAGCGCAGAAGGGTGAGCAAGTCGAGCGAGGATCGGGTGCGGATTACAAGTTTCTTGCAGGCGGAGCGGAAGCAAGGTACAAGGTAAAACTGAAAGAATGCAAAGAACGAGACCGCGACCTAGTAGATCTGTACTTCGACAAATTCAGGCGCGGCAGCGGTCAAACAGGTGAGCCGTTCTCGAATATGCTTGGCGAATTGAATGTGGGAAGGATGTGATCTATGCCTCTCTATCCAGGAGCGGGTAAGGCAGCGCTGCTCAAGTGCAACACGCAAGGATTTTTGCTGAACAACGAAACCATCGCCGCAGCGGGGCAAACGATTGCCTTCATGCTGGAGCGTCCACGAGATGCTTACCCTTGGGGAGCGGCATTTCAGTTGAAGTGCTCAGCATCTCCGGGGGGTTTTGAAGTTGACATCATGGGGTCGGAAACGGACGAGTCGGCTGGGAGCTACGTGCAACTCGGAACGACCTCGATTATCAACTCAGTCAACTCGTCCAATTTTGGACGGTACGACATGCCGAACACTCTGTTCCCTCGCTTCGTGTGTGCCGTGTTCAAAACATGGCCGAATGCTGGCGTGTCTGTGACCTTGGTTATTACGCGGTGATCGTATGAAGCGACTGCTTCTTATTTTCGGATTGCTGCTGGCAGCCTATCAGGCTCACGCCCAAAATGCGGCTGCGTTCAACGGAAACTGTCAAAAAGGTGGGCAGGCAGTAGTCACTCAGGGCTTGGTAAGTAGCGGGACAGGCCCGCTTCCCGCTGGACAGCCGCTTTCTACGGGTACGGGTGTCATGGGTTCCTACCCAGGTTGCACAATCACCGTGTACCTGACCGGAACTACAAACCTTGCGACGATCTATAAGGACATTATCGGAACGCCTCTAGTAAACCCGTTCACCGGAAACACGGACGGTTCGTTTCTATTTTTTGCCGCGATGGTTCAAGCCTACGACGTAGTTCTCTCTGGAGCGGGGATGCCTGCGCCAGTCACTTTGACAGACGTAGCGGTTGGTGGCGGTGGGGGAGGTGGAGGTGGAGGAATCAGCGGAGCCACTCCCAACGGCGGTCTCATCGTCACTGGTACGACACTCGGGTTATTGGCAAGCTGTACTACGAATCAAGTCCTTTCTTGGAGCGGCACAGCATGGGTCTGTACGACTCCGAATGTAGGGCTGATTACCGGGGCGACAACGAATGGCGGCTTGGTGGTCACAGGTTCGACTCTAGGGCTTCTTCTGACGTGTTCTCTGAATCAGTCAATCACTTGGAATGGTAGTGCTTGGGTCTGCGGTAGTTCCGGGTTCTCTAACCCAATGAGTTTGCTTGGGGACTCGATCTATGGAGGAGTTGGGGGACTGCCCACTCGACTTCCTGGCCCACTTACGCCAAATGGAGTACCCCAATTTTGGACGGATACTCCCTCTGGAGGGGCGGCTGCTGCTGAGGCATGGCTGCAAGCGGGTGTCCCCGGAAGATCGGTAAGCGGAACAACGGACACGATCCTGACGACTGACTGCTATCCCAATCGTGTTCAATATACCGGATCTGGCGCGGTCGCGGCGACTTTGCCCACAGCTACGACCTTGGGTATCCCTGCCTGCGTCATGCGCCTCGCAAACCATACGACCGGCTCAAGCACGGCTGTCACGGTGACGCCTACCACTTGGACGGTGAATGGAGCCTCAAGTCTGGTCATTGCTCAAGGGCAGATTGCCACGCTTTACGTCGATCCTGCAAGCGCGACGAACTGGCAGGCCGATGTGACCGAGGAAGTCATCACGGCTGGCTCTGGAGTCACCCTAACGCGCTCTGCGGGCAGTTTACAGATCGCCGCGACCGGGAGTGGCGGGACAATTACAGGATCGGGCACAGCGAACACGGTTACGAAGTGGACAGGGACAAGCGTTGTTGGTAACAGTTCCGTAACGGATGATGGCAGCGCACCAACCCGTATGCCGAACGGGAGCAACGTAGCAGCGGCAGGGGGAAGCTCAGAGCGAGCAAACGATAGCGTCAATCCGACCGTCTTGAACAAGTTGGTTTGCGACAACGGCTCTGGAGCGATGACCGAGTGCAAGTCCGCATCGTCCACAACGAACATCCCACTGGGAGTCTGTATCGGCAACTGTGGGACGACAGGAAGCGCGATTGTCTGTTCCACGTACAACTGTTCTGTCATCTTCGACAACACGGCGACTCCGAAACACTGGTGCATTTCATCCTCAACCGTGGATGGCGACTGCCATGACAACGGCTCTACGGTTGAAACAGACGGACAACCAAACATCTTCGTTGTGGCGGCAAATAGCGGTGCTGGCACGGCTGGAGTAGTTGGCTACAGTACGCCAGATTCTCGATCCAAAAATGCGACCTGTCCGACATGCGTTACTGCCGCTTCCTCGCTTACGAATCACGGAGTAGTTCTTGGGCAAGGCTCAAGAGTAGTAGTGGCGACATCTGCCGGAACCAACCCACAATGCTTAGTTTCTAATGGTGCAAGTTCCGATCCGACATTTCAGACTTGTCCGGGTAGCGGAGGAGTCACAGGTACGGGCACGACGGACTATATTGCTCAGTGGACTAGTTCCACCGCGATTGGCCCCGGCACTACCTGCACAATCAACATAGTGGCTGGCGTTTACGTTTACTCCTGTCCAATATCGCTTCCCGGCCCTCCCGGAATTGGCGGCTCAACCGGCGTAACTCCCGGTACGCCGCCAAATCTGACTGGCCTGAATACAGCAGGGTTCTATCTTTCGAGCACTGGAAACGCTCCGTGTTACGTTTACAACTCATCAATTTGCAACCGGGTGCCTACGATTTCTGGATCGCTGACGACGGGGCATGTGGCCGGGATTGACTCTGGCGGCAATCTGGTGGACGGTGGAGCGCCGGGAACTGGCACGGTCACGAGCATCGCTACAACCTCTCCGATTACGGGTGGCACGATCACAACGACGGGCACGATTGCCTGCGCGACCTGTGTAACCTCGGCTGCTGCCCTTGTCAGCACCAACATCGTGACGGGTGGTGGAGGCCAAGCATCACAGACTCCATCATCGGCGGCAACTGTAGATTCCAGTGGCAACCTGAATGCTACGACACTAATCGCTTCTGGCATCGTGGATGGTAAAGCACCCGTCACGATTACCACAGGAGCCTCCTGCACGCTCGGTACTGCATCCGGTTGTAACTCCACCAAGTACCTATCCGGCTATACCATCAATCAGGAAGCGACGGCAGCAACGGCGATAACGTACACTCTTCCGACAGCGGCGGCTGGCCTTCAATACTGCGTCAAGAATGGCTATAACGGCTCGGCGGCAGACACAGGCACGCTTGAGATTCTCACCTCAGCATCGGGCCAGTTCATCGTTTACAACGGCTCTATCTCAGCAACAAATGGATACATCATTTCGGGAGGAGCGGCAGGGGATGCGGCCTGTGTCGTCGGCATCGACGCAACTCACTGGGAGGCTTATGCACAAGTTGGCACTTGGACTTTACATTAGCCTACTTCTTATCGGCTGTCTGCTCGCACAGAGCACGATGCGGAATATTCCTGTTGGCAGCGGTGCTCCTATGCCTCCTCCGGGTATCTCGTGGGCTGAGTGGCATAGTGCTGATTGCATCACGTTTGTCGGTAGTGTGTGTGGATTCCCCGCAGATGGTACGACTCTGACCTCTGGCACCAACGCATGGGCAGATCGTTCAGGAAATGCGAATAACCTTAAATATATAGGCGGAACCTGTACTTTACATACAAACCAACTTAGTGGGCATCCCGCTGTAACCTTCCCCACAACAACAACCTGCCATTTGGAATGGAGTCTTAATACATTAGGTTGGGCGACGACAGGAGTTACCGTATTTATCGTAGTAAAACCATCAACTGGTGTTCGTAGTACATATATCAGCGGCCCGGAGCCTAGTGGTATCAATACCAGTATTGCGTATGGGACATCTAACAGCGGAAGTCGGTTAAATAACATCGATCAAACCGGAGTCGTTTTTACTGGCAGTGGAACAGCGACAATAGACGGGGGTTGGCATCAACTGAACTTTACTCTTGCGAAAGCGTCAATTGGTGGATTCCCAGCATTTAGGGTTGATAGAGCAACAGATACTTTAATTTCTGGCACGACAATCAATGGTGCAATATGGCTACAGAATGAAACGGAAGTCGGGATTTATGATTGTTGCGGATTTGCTAATCCAATGGACGGCCAGATCGCCGAAATCCTAATCGCCGCGAGTGTATTGGGTAGCACTGACATCACAGGAACGGAAAACTATCTCAAGCTGAAGTATCCGGCGCTGCCATGAAAATACTTCTGACATGGTTGTTACTGATGAACGTAGCCGTAGCTCAAATCTCGGGCGGGCCGTGGGGAACGCATTCGTCGATTACCACCTACTCCGAATTGCAGTTGTTCACGCCAACACGACCAGCGACAGCCGCGATCCCCTACAACGGATTCACATGGGACGCCGAACAGGTCGATGACCCCTGCATTCCTGACCCGACCGCCGATCCTATTGTGCTGCTGTTCGATGGCATGGCTGCACCTCTACAAACCGGGCCGATCACCATCGCGCGTGCGACAGCGACACAGGCGGCATTCGCTTCCAACCCACAAACGGCGTGGGTGATGGACGGCAGTAACCCGGTGCTCGGCCTTGGTGCTGGAGGTCAGCCGGACAGCACTTATCTGCGCGTTAGTTCCTGCCTTTACAACCCGGATGACAGCAACAAACTGTATCTGTACTACACCTGCAATGCGACCGTGGATCAGATGTGTCTCGCCACCAGCACCGACACGGGACACACATGGTCGCGCCAAGGCGTAGTGCTTAATCACACCATCGACGGATGCAGCGACGAAACTTGGACTTCGCAGGGTGCGGTCCTTCGGCTCAACTCTAGCAGTTGGATCATGGTCTATTCCTACCGCACTTCTGGCGCGACACTGCCGGGAGTGCGCTACGCCGTCTCCACTAACGGCACTTCATGGTCAACGGGAAGTTGCACTGCGCTCCTGAACATCTCTCCGCTGTTCCTTGAGCAACACCAGATCATGTTGCTAGGTGGGAAGTGTGTTCTCGTATACGAAAACGGCAACAACTCGACACAGTGGACAATCAATTCGGCCTCCGGTTCAAGTTGCAGCAGCACTCTGACCAATGGTGCAGCCAACCCGTTTATGACCTACTCGGGCACAGCCACTTGGGATCAGTACCATGTTGCAACACCGTGGCTATTCAATGTGAACAACAAGAGTTACTTATGGTATCAGGGAGCGGCAGATCACGCTCAGCCCTACGGAACGAACCACTGGTCAATGGGCTTGGCTCCCGTGAACATTCCGACATTTAGGCCTTAATATGAAACGAATTATTCTTATCTTCGGCTTGCTGCTCGCCTGCTCGCTACCTATGGCCGCGCAGATCAATTGCGGGCCTCCGGGGGTATCCGGAAATCAGTCCTGTTTCAATATCAGCACATCTCCTGTGCCATTCTCTAACCCTATCCCGAGTTGGGGATCAAACACGGCTTGCGTGAACGCTGCTGCTGGGAACATCTACGCGATGCAGTTATGCGGAAACCTGCTTGGTGCTGGAACCTACGTCACGCCAAACGACTTCAATTTCCCGATAGGGAAATGCAGCGATTATTCTTTCTTTGGTGGGCCATTGTGGGGGTTCGCTGACTCTGGCGATCCAAACTTCTTCTCGTCGGACGACAGTGCCATACTTTTAAAGGCGAATGGAGGTACACGATACCTCATCCACATCGACGCCAACGGAGTATGCAGTCCCGCTCCAGGTGTGACCTACGGAACTGCTGTTTATGCCCGTTCGCCATCTTCCCCAACGACCATTTTCACTCTGCAAGGGAAAAACCAGACGCAGCTTTATCAAGATACCGTCACGATCACCTGTTCTGGAACATGCACTTCTGCTCTGACGACTCATACATTGCTCAAAGATTTTGCGGACTCTTACTGCATCACGAATTCCTATAACGGAGATCCGGGTTGGACGGGGGGAGGATCAGTAGGACAGTTCACCGTGAGCGGAGACGATACGACGTTTACGATGGCCTATTCCGATTCTGGAGTGACGGGCCAAAGTATGCGTTGGGCAGTCACTTGGAATATCGCAGACGGATTAAGCGGGAACTGCGACGTGTGGGACGCTACCACAGGAAAACGGCAGCTTGAAAATGGCACGCAAGGCATGGCGAATATCACGCCTGCCTACCATGCTGGCGACAAGGCACACTTGCATGAGGACACGATGGGACTAAGCAGCGCCTACGCCCTGAGTTCTCCTGTGAACAAGATTTACGGCAACCTTACTGGGGTGTTCTACTACTTCATCCAGCGCGGTTCGTTCACGATCAATTCTTGCGGCTATCCTGCCCCGGCTCCGATTACGGGATTCTCGGTCATCGGTTCGGTGACTTCGGGAACCTTTGCATCTGGCGACACCTTGACGCAAACCGGGACGGGAGCCACGGCTCCAATCGCGACTCCGATTGTTGCGAACAATCCTTGGCCTTTGGTGCTCGGAACGATCACAGGCGTTCCCAACGCCACAGGAACGTGGATTGGAAGCCCAAGCGGAGCCATTTACACTCCAACGACCCTGCCGTTGCTCAATGCGACATCAAACTACAACTGCGATGGTCACGGCGCGAATGGCTACACGGTGCGAGTTGCAGGGAAGCAGGGAAGTTCTCACCTGTACTCCGCTCCAGGAACTCCCCTGACAGCCACCTATCCGAATGGATCGCCTTGCAGTGACCTACATGGAACTTGGAACTTCGGGAATCTTACCGACACGTTCCCAGCAATGATGACAACGCAAGACGACACGAATAATGGTTTCGGAAGCAATCTGGCAACGCTGCAAGTCGCTGGCTCTAACACGGTCTGTCCTCTTAGCTCGTCCTACGCGGGAATCCCTCTGTACTACAACGAAATTGACTACACGAACCAAGGAACGGGAAATGTACTGCGTCTCGCGCACACCTACAAAACCGGATTGTTCTACACCTTTGACGGTCAAAGCGGTGGAGGAGCTATTCAGTCCTCAACTGGAAAGTACGCTGCTTTCCTCTCTGATGGAGAAGGGCAGTTCGGTTCTCTGAGTGGGAATCCGAAGTGTAATATCGGCGGTCCTGATTGGAATGCCAGTGACTCAACTCACTATCACACGGGAACGACATGGGGATCGTACATCGCGCCTCAGAGTGCGAACACTGGTCACTACGTTTACCACGTCAAGTCCTGCTCTGCCGGATGCGTGTCGGGAACAGTGAATCCAGTGTGGCCGCAAACGAACACTCCCGGAGTAACCGTTCTTGACAACACGATCACATGGGAAACGACTCCAGACGCTCAGAACGCAGCAATTAGTGCTATTCAGAATTGCCGCCTAGAGCTTATGCTGGTCAATACATTCACGAGTTCGGCTCCGCCTCCCCCGGTTCCGGCTCCGGCAACGAATTTGTTTGTGAAATCTGCGAAGCTAGGAGATACACATGAAGAAGCTGCTTATAGCGGTCATCTGGCTCATGCTCCCGGTAGCGGCTCTGGCACAGCATTCCAACACACTGACTTGGAGTTGGTCGCAGGGTTCGGGCGGGACTGAGACAAGTTTCATCGTCCAGCGCAGTTCTGTTTCTGGAGGTCCGTACACGGCAGTCTGCGGAGGTACAGGACAGCCGTCTTGTCCGACGACGGGCTTGACCTACACGGATTCTGCTGGCTTGGTGGATGGGGCGGTCTGGTATTACACAATCGTGGCATCCGGCCCAGGGGGTAACGCCGCGCCGTCAAACGAAGTAAAAGCGGTGACGCCCTTTCTGCCCCCAAACCCGGCATCTGGCTTGTCAGTCGTTTCCAAATAGCCCACAGGCTATTACGGTTTGTGTTTGCGTCAACTAGGGGGAGGATAGAAATGTTGTCTTGGATCAATCAGCACGGGATTGCAATGCTGTTCGGGTACTACATCTTCGCTGCGTTCAGCGGTGGGATGCCAACGCCAACGGACAACGCCAGTGTTGCCTATCGTTGGATATTCAGTTCACTGAACATCTTGAACGGCAGCATCGCCCGATTGGTTGCCACTCAACTGCCATCCTCGAAGATGGGGCAGGCTCTTACGAGCGGACCTCCAGTATCGAGCGTGGTGTTACAAGATCCGAAACCCTAAAAGGAGGATAACTTATGTCACTGAACGATTGGTTCTGGATAATCTACGTGATCTGCTTGATCGCAGGTGGATGGGGATACCTTGGGGATGCCAACGCTCCGTGGTATCGTCGGGCGAGTGGTCACATCGCTCTGTGGATCTTGGTAGGCATTCTCGGCTTGCGCGTGTTTGGTTCCGTTGTGAAGTAATGGGAAGCGATGCACATTCCGCACGATCAGATCGGAAAGTGGGTTAAGAGCGGTCTGACCATCGCGGCTATTGCGGTGGCTTGGGTACAAGGTTCGACGGAACCACGCTTAGACTGGCTCTCCATCTTTGCCTTTCTTAACGGCGGGGTGCTCATCACCATCATCGTGTTGCTGATTCGGATTGGGGCATGGCAGGGGAAAGTGGATCAGAGATTTGAGGACTTAAAAGAACGAGTGGACGACATCGACAAGTTAGGTTGCGGAGCGGCAAAGCGTTACCACCGGAACGAGAGTGATGAAGAATAGATGGTAGTCCAATACAAGGCGAATGTCCTGTTCACGGTGATTGCTCCGGGCGGGTTTCGCATTCTTTCCGCGATCGACCAAACCGCAAAAAAACTTGACTGCGATCTGGTCATCACTTCGGCTTGCGATGGTGCTCATTCTGGCCCAGATGACCCGCATCATCGAGGGGAAGCCTATGACTTGAGGAGTCACGATTTCTCGCCAGAGCAGAAAGACCTTGTGCTCGCACAGATTATGAACTGTCTCGGCTGGGATCGCTTCTACGGATTTCTCGAAGCACCGGGAACCGATAATGAACACTTTCACATCCAGGTGAAAAAGGGTACTGTTTACCCCTAGGAGAAAATATGAAACGTAAGCAGTCGTTGTACGTCGCTTCAGCAATCGTGGCTGTCCTGCTGCTCTCTGGCTGGGCGTGCCAGAACAATTACGCCAAGGCAGGACAACTCGCAAAGGACGTGGCCGCTTCTGTCTTGGTCGCGCAGCAAGTGGAGATTCAAGCGCACAAGGCAGGGTTCATTGACGACACTCTACATCAGGCAATCCAGCAAGAATTACTTGCCGTGGCTGATGCGGGCACGCGACTGGATGCGGCGATCAATCAAGCTCACAACGCATCTGGCGCACTGGCTGAAATTCAGGTGATGGACAAACTCTTGAGCGATCTGAGCCAAGGCAAACTTGCAGCCATCAAGGATCAAAACACAAAGATTGCTTTGGCAGCGGCCTTTCTGACGATTCAGACAACGCTCGACAACATCGCGGCATTCGGAGGCAAGTAAATGACGACAGCAGAAATTCTTCAACTTCTCGGTTTGATCTCTGCAGCGGAGCCTGCCGTACTCGGATTCATCAAGACTCTGCTTGAGCAGACACAAGGCATGACCGGCGACCAGTTCCTTGCGGAAGCGGACGACATCTGGGCGCAGATCAAGGCGAACGCGCAAGCGGAACTTCCGCCCCCGCAATGAACGACCCTTTGTACAACAACGTGG